CTTGCTATTTGATAGTCGAGTCCAAAGACAGGTGACTGTCTCGCTTAAGCCGCTCAATTCACGAGCTAAATTCTATTTAATAGAGATAGTCCGAATGCGGTTGCCTATTTAACAAGATACGCGTTGTTACTAGGCGGGAAGGTAATGATATTACCCTTGACAGCTTCAATGAAAGCATTGAGAGTTGTCTAAAAACCTCCAGCTTCATTTTGTTGGATGGTCATCTTACCACCTGTCATAGTGGGTAAGGCTTCCTCACTGGGCGACTAGCCGAAGGAATCGTAGTTGTTAACTAATCCCATGAGTCCTCTGAACGTCTCATTGAATGTTAACTTCACTGTCCCATCACCTAGCTGTTCGCGGGAGATGAGAGGGTTTGCTTCTGGCACATTTTGATAGGGGATCTGTTCTGGTCCGCCTCTATCCTCAGAGAGTAGTGTGCCTAGTGTAGATGACTCAATAAGTGAGTTCCTGAAGTTACTAAAACATGGAATTTGTAACTTAATTTTATAACTAATGTAGATTTAACCTATAATTGGTTAATCCACAGTATTAGACGTATATATGATGATATTCCCTGCTTGGTAGTCATTAATACTTGAACCAGCCTTAATTGGGCCAGTATTGTAGTAGTTTCTAAGACGATTAGTATTGACTGTCATTGTGTGTCTGTTGAACACGTTTCCGGAAACCGTACCATACATAGAGGTTATTGTTTAGGCTGTAATATCTTCGTCGACGTCGGCTGGATCGTAATCGAATGCTAAGTATATTAAACCTGCTGTAGTTGTTGGGCATGAAGGAATAAACTCCACCTAAAATTGTGAGATGCTGTATCTCTCGTAGCTCCATGCTAGTTGGGACAACCATGGGAAAAGATCCGCATTACTCACATTGACTGAAAAGATGTGAGGTCGAGCAGTACTCAGACTCGCTTCTACAAGCTCGCGATGAGCTATGTCGAAATTCTTGTTGGAAGAATTGTTCTGAATATTGTATCCTTTCGCAATGGGTATTCGTACCGTGGTGACAGAGGACTTTCCTCTGAATCCGTTGAGAAGCTTTCCACTGTTTTTGCTTCTTATCTGAGGAGCTGCAGATACTCTTTTAGTTTGGGGTTTGCCTTTTTACTTTTAAGTATTTCTTTTAGCGACATACATATTGCTTTGATTTATTAAATCTTATTATTTAATCAAAGCCCGCCGGGTCTTGTAGCCCGTCTAGTGTTCCATTCACATGTATCGTGTTGTGAAGGATCAAATCAAAGAGTGAGCCTGTAGTGACCCCGACTCTTTAGTTAATTAACTACTCATGTTTATAAGACGTGTCTGCACTGATCACTTAGTATTTTTTATACATCTCTAATTCAGTAATCTTAACACCCTAGTTCAAAATTGGGTTCATTTGGCATCTTATCAAGAGCAAATCCTCTAATAAGTGACTGGCGTGCTCACTGACAACACCATCATATATTGCTCTGCAATGCAAACCTGGGTCTCTAAAGATAATTTCATTAGAACCTGTGTAAAACTATTTGGTGTTTATGAGCTTACTGTAATCTCTGTACATGCTACCATTAAAGCACCATTTCGAGCAAAAATCAAAGTCTCGATGATTTGATATACTAATATCGACTACACACTGACCATTACCTTTTCTTCCACTCTTAACGTCACTGTTGAGCCTCCTAATGGCACCTGTTAAGTCTTCAACACTCCATGACACACGATCATCACCTGTGGCCATACAGAAGAAATTTGTATTTGGAATCCATGGTGTCATTATACCAGTCTCTATCGCTTCACTATAAGCATATATGAGACTTGCTGTGGTATTTCTAAAACTAGTATATGGATCTCCTGAGAATGTGCAGCCCTTTATGCTGAGTTGCATATAGCTGCTATGATTAGTAACGCCTGGAAAATTATCTTTGAACAAAGCAAGCTAGCTTGGAGTAAAAGTATGATTATTGATACCTGGGAGCTGCACGCAGAGTAAGTTGTCATGTGAGCAAACCACATCATACCAAGA